GGGTGGTCTAACATGTTTGGACTATTTAATAGGAAGGAAAAACCTAAGAGGGGTATCAAGTTTAGAATTAACGGAGTAGATTTCATCTGTGTAGGAATGAATGCTGGCTCTGTAGAGATGGCTATCATTCAGAGAGCTAAATTGGTTTACGCTAAGAACGTGCTAGATGGTCGTACTCATGGGATTAATCCTAGATGGGTAGCTGATTATGTGAACATTGAATACTATGGAGACGGAACTTGGGAGGTAATTTGATGAGAAAATGGCTAGCAGGGCTACTTAGATGTCGGACTCATAATTATGTCTTAACAGATAAGAGAACAACTGATTATGGATACAGGAAAGAAACTAAATTCTATTATGAGTGCGCAACCTGTGGAGACAAAACCTATCATACGTATTCTATGGAGGAGAGTCTGTAATGGAAGAGATACTGATGAATAAGTGGGTAGCTGGCTCGATAGCAATGGCGGTTGTTCTAATAGGAAGCTATGTGTTCATGTGGAGTAAGCCAAGAAAGTAAGTAGTTAAAATTTCAATTACCATACTATAAAGATAGCTGAGGAGGAATAGTCGTGAAGGTATATGTTGAGAGAAAAGAATGGTCTTCAGAGGTGGACTCTAAAGAGAACCCGGCTCCGTATTTAAACCTAACAGAGGAGACCTTAATTGATACCATCTACTTTAATAACGTTTGGTATATGGAGACGGACAACTTAGAGGAGGAGGTACTACAGGAGATCCGGTCTCGTGGTGAAGGTGTGACTTGGGAGAATATGTCTAGAGAGAGCGTTGTGAGAGTGACTATCGGGTAAATACTAAGGAGGGAAAGTTAATGAAGTACAAAGTAGAGATACTAAGAGCTAGTAGAATGCATGGAGAATCCTCTAAAGTTCCACCTACAAAGATGCTACCTCTAGAGGAAGTTAAGTATTCTTGGATGGTATTCGATAAAGAATCACATGATGAAAGTAGATGGTTTACTGAGACGGATGATCTAGGGAAGTTAATCATTGATCTACAAGCTTACGAGAAAGAAGAAATAATCTTCGGTGGAGAAAATAACTACTCGATAACTATATATGATGTCTATGTGGAGTAACCCCTAGAGAGGTTGCTTCTTTTTTTTTGTCTATATAGTCTGGTATGTGAAATTATATATACTATGGAGATAGCAAACTCTGTAGGCGTACTCATGGGTAGTTGGTTAAGGAGATGGGAGCTATGTAGAATTTGCTATATAGAGGAAAATTTTTAGAAAAAAACCGGAGGGGTAGGACTAGGGAGGTGTTAAATTTTCTAAAGTGTCCTATCTCGTCTCAAAATGTTTAGTATCGACACGGGCATACACCCCTACCCTCAGGAATGCATGGGTACCCCTCAAGTGTCCTCCTCTAGAGACAGCTGCCTCACTAGCCAACCGACTGGATAACACTAAGACTGCTCAGAATCCCTCACAAGGCCTTGCACATAAAAGTATAGACACATGGGTATGACTCTGGTATGATGGACTCACAAGCAAGCACAAGGAGGCTGATGATAGTGAGAACGATAGTAACACTGATAGGCATAGTACTAATGTGGGTGGCGATGTGGTGCACCTACACAGGCTACCTCACAGTACAGTGCATGGCACTCACAGAGGCAGGACTTATAGGCACAGTGTGGATGACTAACCTAATAGGACGTATGATGGAGGAGAGCTACTGAGGTGGCTCTCCTCTTTCACTTTCGGCCTCGTACTTTCGGAGGGTGGTGCATGGTGGTGGTGTACTTTCGTGGCAGTGCATAGGATAGTGCATACTCTGGAGGAAGAACCCTTTAGTTTCGCTAATGAGTTGCATACTCATACGGTCTCTATGCATAGTGCTGATTAGTGGTAGTTATGCACTGGATACCTAGGAGGGGTAGCTAACTCGTTGTGGCTCTAAGGGTGAAGGCTTATTTGCTGTCTCATACGGAACTTCCTATAAGAAGTATTATGTCTACTAGATGGGGTGTACCTGAGTTCGCTGTCTCGTTAGATTCACAGTTCTGATTATGAGTCTGACTGAGGCGACCACGCCGAGGGGTGGGTAAACCCACTAGACACTTCCTCATCAGCTCACATCCACCTTCTACCCATCAGCCTACCTCATCAGCTAAAACCCGTGAGACAGCACTCTCAGGCTTCTCCTCTGTAGTCCCTCCTCATCAGTTCACCTACCAATGAGACGGTCTCATCAGGATCTACCAGTAAGCCAGCCTACTCTGTTCTGGCTCGTGAGATTTCACTGTAGTATACTGTCGGTTACCCGACGGACATCTCCTTCTCAGTCGACTAATTAGCTAGCTCCTAATTTAGACTAATGGATTCAAGGTCTAATGATAACACAAATAAGGCACACCTAATAGGTGCACCTACGCCGATTACTCGGCGAGTTATACTACATGCCTCCATGTCTTCCTGTTAGCTACATTGGTGACAGATACTCCGCTTACTCCTAATACTTTAGCCATCTCTTCTCTGTTCATGTTGCCACCGTTTGTTGTCCTATCGTTCTCTCTTATCCACCTAACATCATCCTCAGTTAGCTTTGAGTTGTGGTGGCCTACTCCTGCAATAGCACCACTGCACAGTCCCATCTCCCAAGCATGAGTTATGTTCTCCTTCTGAGTCACCCACTCTAGGTTGTCAGCTCTGTTGTTGCACTTGTCGCTGAGCACTTTGCCTTTCTGTATCCTCCTCATAGTCTTACCTTTCCAGTTGTACTCGATGTACCTATCCAAGCTTCGTACTCTCCCGTGATCACTCACTTCGTACAACCCATTAGTCCCCTCAATTGTCTTCCACACTTCACTCATTGGCTTCTCCTCCTTCGATATGACTCAGGTACGACCAATAGCCCTGCTCGTCAGCAGGACTCATCAGCCTATCTATTCAGTTCTTCCCATGAGGTAGTTCAAGCTCGTCAGCCGTGCCTACCAGTGTCTCTCCTGCTATCTCTGTGCTATCCTCCGTAGCCCACAACAAAGTGACTACATCTCCTAGTTTGTACTCGCCAGTCAAGGCGTAGTTCCCCATGTCCTGCTCATCGCCATTCACATTAGCCAACACGTAGACACTGTCATGGTAGCCGACTACCTCCATCGAACTCACCATAGGAACTGGCTGGCTTAGTTTGTCTCGTAGAGTTGGCTGCTCACTAGCTGCTGCCTCTGTGTATACTGCTGAGTTTGTGTAGATTGCCATTGCTGATGTTGCACCGAAAGCTAGGATAAGGAGTAGGCTGATTAGGAACTTGAAGTTCTTCATGTTAGTTACCTGCCTTTCCTGCTAATGCATCCAAATGAGCTAGCACCTTAGTGATCTCCGTAGCGTGTGCTGTCATTGCCTTCTCCACAGTTACATTCTTCTTACCGAATAGTTTGCTCATTAGTCTTCTCATCATCTTTGTTTCCTCCTCAGGGGTTGTGTGTTTCTTTGTTGATGTAATCATACCATGGTCATACCGAGGAGGTCAACACTTTTGTCAAAACTTTTTTTTCGGCTACATATCGAAGAGGAGATTCATGTTGATTCCCTTGTCGTTGTTCTTATTGTTTGTACTCTCATTGAACTTCCTATCGAGACCGAGTGCTTGCATGTATCGAAGGAACTTAGAGTCGTAGTCATTCATTGCTTGTGCTTCATCGACGATTTCACCAGCTAGTGCTATCTCTCTGCGTTCATTGAGAATTAGGTTCATGAGTCCGCGGTGTAGGATTAGTGTATTGAACTCATCTAGATTGTACTTCTCTATGCCGAGGTTCATCATAGCAGAATACAGCATCTCTTCCTCTACAGTAAACACAAACTTACTGTTTAGTCCGTGCACGAGAGCGGCCATAGGGTTTAGGTTAGCTAGTGCAGCCTTTCTTCCTTCCTCAGTCTTCGGCCCTGTAGAGTGACCACCATGCATGGCGCACCTAGCAGCTCCCTCTACAGGAGGTAGGTTACATATCTTTCCGGTGTCTGATCGAACTGCTCCACATATGATTGTAATCTTCTTGAATTCATTCTTTATGTGAGCTGTCACTTTGTTCTTCCTCGCAGTGTCATACTGCATACCATTAATCTCTGCAGCAGTAGCGTGTGCGTCCTTCCTGATCTTACTGATTAGTCTCTTTTCTGCGTCTGTCTTTCTACCGAGTCCGCCTCCGTGGTCTTTAGCCATTAGTTATCTTCCTCCTTAGTTTGTCTATCATGTTATCTCTCCAGAGTATCCACTTGACGTACACATATAGGTCAGGTCTCACTAACCTCTCCTCCTCCAGATTTCTGTCGTGTTACCCTTGTCAGTCACTCTATCTGTAATCCTATACTTGTCGTACTCGTAGAGCTTCTCTGTAGTCCACTCCTTGCACTTGTGGCAGATAACTGAGATAGCTATCTCTCCAATGATATGCAACTCTGGTGACTCTTGTAGGCGGCCTACTGGTGTTCCGCATGCAGAACATTTAATCATGATTGTCTCCTCCTTAGTTCCTCCTGGGCTATGCCTAGGTATGTGTAAATAAGAGCTGGCTCCTTGAGTATCAGCTCACGTTCTTCTTTCTCGTAGAGTAGGAACCCATAGGTGGCTCCTTGGTATTTGCGGAATAGATTACATCTCTTGAGGGATCGTTTGTCCATGAAGCCTTTTACTTCGAGGTATACATTGTAGGTGGGTAAATAGAAATCTGGGAGGTAGCTCTCCCTGTGGTCTTTGTAGTAGAACCTTTTGTTCTCGTACTCGTAGGGGATATTAAGGAAACTGAGGAGCTCGGCTATCTCGATTTCCCAGTTAGACCGGAACATCATAGCTTCCTTCTCACTGTAGAATCTTAAGCCGTTCTTGTAGGCTTTCTTCTTAGGCTTATCTTTAGGGGATTGTCTATCGAGGTGAATCTTTAAGAGGGACATCTATGAGTAAACCTCCTTAGTTTAACTAATTAGTCTACCTCTATAGGTTATTGTTTTAAGTTCTTTAATTATTAAATGACTATATGAGGTAGCATCTCTTAAGTAATGTCTCTCTCGTTACCGAGATAGGTAAATCTTAAGAGTTAACTCTAGAGTAAAAGAACTCTTCAATCATTTAGTAGATAGATGGTAGTCCTACTTACTTTTCCTCTAAAGTGACAACCAATAGGGTTCATCCAACTTGTATACCCCTATGGTATAACATTAAGATTGTGTTACAAATTAAAAAGCCCCACCGGAGGTAGGACTCACTAATCTTATTTGTCTTTCTCGGTATCTCTATCGGCACAACTCTCAGAGCAATACACTGTACCGTTCTTTCTCCAGTAAAGCCACGCAGATAATTGACAGTAACAATTCGCACAAGTCTCTCTCATTAGTATCTCCTCCTCAGGGGTTATACTTTATTGTATTACAAATCATACCTGAGTATGATTAAAAAGTAAAATTAAAAGAGCCCTACCCAGAGGCAGGACTCGTAGTATTTATTCTATTTGTACTGCCTCGGTTACATCTCATTTGCTCACCTCCCTAGTTACTGCAGAGACGGGACTCATTAGTTAGCGTAAGCCTCACGAGTTTGCTTGTCCATCTCCATGAATACACGCTTACCATCTTCCATATCTCGTTGGATTAATCTCTTCACGTAAGTTGAAAAGTACTGTTGCTTTGCTGCATAGTGAAACATTTCATATTCCATATTGTCCGCCACGTTAAATGCTACTGATTTTACCTTCTTCATAATAATTTCCTCCTCAGGGTTATGACTGATTGTGGTCAGTCTTGATTAGTTTTGGTTGCTTTGTTTCCTTGAATTCATCATACTACAGTCATATTCTATTCGTCAACATTTTATTCCAAAAAGTTTTCAAAAAAAATAGAGACTGCTCGTTAGCGGTCTCCTCTCTTAGATTTCTCTGAATACGCCTTAACTTCCCTGAGTACAAACAAGCTGAACAGTATCAACGGGAATAGGTACATAACTCCTCCGATTAGTTCTACGAAGAAAATCATAATAGCACCTGTGACGAATGCTAAGATCATTATCAACCATGCTACCAAGAATTGTCCAATTAGTTTTCTCATAAGTGTAGCCTCCTCAGGGTTTACATATATAGTTATATCATACCATAGTCATACCAATAAAGCAAGAGAAACCTGAGGAGGTGCGGTTGAGAAAGTCATTTGCTGTCTCGGTATATCTTCAGTAATAGTTCTAGCTGGGCGATCTGTTCGGGGATGCTCATTGGTTCCAACTCCTTTTATATAATTCAATCTCATAGTATTCCTTAATCAACTTTCTCATACGATCCTCTGGCCAAGAATTATAAAGGCACTCGCTCTTTAGTTTACTCCTAATGTCACGTCCTGCTAGCTGCTTACGAGCTAACTCTCTGGACACTTTGTGGATGCTTCTGACCATGAGACCGCCTCCTTAGAATGTAACTATCAGCCAACTCAACAGATATCCAACTGCAAACAGATAACCTACACAGGCACCAACTTTAAGTGATCCTCTAGCCATTGTTCTTCCTCCTTAGTCTCTAATGTAATTCCCTATATAGTCCCAGAAGCGACTGCCATCGTGCTTGATCATTACGTGTCCATCATCTATGTTTACTGTACAGCCCTTACCTTCATAGACAGCCCGGTAACCTGCTCTACCTTGCTTGTCCACCCCTAGAGGTAGAACGTATGAGAAGCCAATCTGCTCCAGTCCTGCTGTATCGTGATTAATTATGTTGACGTTGTTCTCGTAAGGTTCCAATTCGAAGATATTCATTTGTTCACTCATTAGTCTCGTCCTCCTATGCTCACAAATTGTACTCTCAAATCCTGTGCTACGCGCTTAGGTTTGCGGTTGAACTGATTAGAGAGACGGCCCACTAGTAAACTAGCGAGCGCTCCCTCTAGGGATAGATTGCGAGATTTTATTTGATAGGCGTACTCCTTGACATTACTTGTATACATAGTTTTCCCTCCTTAATTATGACTCAGGTAATATATATAATCACGACAAGTCCACTTGATTCTCTGCGAAACAAATAGGTGTAAGCTGGTGAGGTCTAGCTGTGTAGCCCTTACCTGATTCGTTTATACCATGTAGCCTAACTGTCTCGTGGTTCTTATTAGATATCACAGTAGCCAACTTCCCTACAGAATTAATCATTACGATATCTCCTTTTCGAAACTCTCCTTGTTTACGTTTTGTTTTGAATAACTTTCGTATCCACATCATTAGCTTGTCCTCCTTTATTTTATCTTAATTGAATCATACCACGGTCATACCGAGAGGGCAATACCTTTTCGAAAATAAAAAAAAAGAACTTACCCGAGTAGGCAAGCTCATTTTTCATTCATACCGTTATTCTTCCATTTCTTAAGATCCTCTATGCTAAGCGGTGCAGCATCTCCTCGTTCGATGTCTCGCTGGATTAGTCTTTTGATGTATGTCGAGAAGTAAACTCCTTGATTCATGCAATGCCAATATAATTTATACTCCATAGGATCTGCTAACTGGAATGCTACAGACTTAACTTTCTTAGTTAGATTTTCTTTTCTATTCTCCATTGTATCTCCTCCTAAATAATCACACCTCAGCAATATCTTCCCATATCACTGTATGTCCTCTAAAGTATAAACCTCAGAGGGTAATCCTAACTCGTTGCAAATACCCTTTAACTGCTTTCTTCTAAGCTCCGTGCTAGTGAGCCAGACTACTGTAGGAAAATACCCAAGTTTCCTCGTAGCTGCGCCTCGTTTGTACATACCATAGTATGATTGAGCTTTGACTCTATTCTCACTCATTTTCTGAAGTCTGTCAACCTCAAGGATTTTCAAATAGCCATTTTCTTCATAGAGTGTGTCACAGATTCTTGTCTCGGTAGCATCACCTATTTTGACTTCGTTTTTCCAGTGAGATGGCATACCTGCGTAGATGAACCATTCGTTCCTCATGAGGACGTGGCCAACAAATTGATTCTTCCGGAGTTGTCTCTTTGCTTGGACGTATTCTCTACCGAGTTTACTCAAGTAGTACACTGTATCGTACCCTTCTCGGTAGTGGATCACATAGTCGTCTATCTCACTGAGTATCCTATTGGTGTTCCTTGTCTTTCCTAGTTGGTGGATTCTCTGGAGCTGGCTCCTAGTCAGAAAACCGAGTCTCCTCAATGATAAAAGTATCCTCTCTTGGCGCTGGCTCAACAGTTTTAAC